GCCAAAGCTTACATAGATTCCTCTATCCTCGTGGACAGTTCTTTTATATATTTTATATTGTTTAGTCATCACTCACCTCCTCAACATCACAAAGTTCTGCTAGTTTATAATTATCATCTGGTAGGCATAAATCCCCATCAATACTATGACCACCCTCTTTAATTAACAGTTGTCTAGCTTCTTTCTCATTTGATGCTTTCACAGTATAAAAGTATTCACATGGAACACTAAATGTATAATATTTTTCAGTCATCTTTACTCGCTTCCTTTCTAGTTTCTACTACTTGTAAGTGTGCTGATAGTATTAGATGGTTTGCACACTCATTGTCTGGTGCATGATAATAGCAAGCATCCATTAAAGTAGTTAGAGCACCTATAAAAAGATTCTTAGGGTCTTTAACTTTCTTCTCCATCTTGGTTATATATTTAACCATATGGTCTTGTGCTATTTCTAGTTCGTGACAATCATTACAATCATCGTCGTCATCGTTAGGTATTTGTTCTGGTTCACTTAGCATTAGTCTGTCTCCTTTTCCACACAGTATTGTTTATAATACACATTGCCCAAGAGTGTGAGGCTTGGGTTCTGTGGGTCTGGTTTTTTCTTACCAACATATTCCCAACGACAGTTCATAGTCTTGTTGTTGGCAGATCGTTGATGAAAGAAATCTATATTGTTTAACGTGTATAGGTTCATTGTTAGTCCTATGATTAAAGATACTGGATCCATTAGTCTGACTCCTTTTCGTTGTCGTTAATATAGTTTAACAATCCTTCAGCACACTCTGAGCGACCGACAATTATCTCGTCAGTTCCATCAGATGTAAACTCTTCATTGTTGTTATAAGCTTCAACAACTTCAAGGTTACCTTCGACCTCATCGTTTAACCATTCCTTAATCTTATTGACCAGACTAACTTGATTCTTTAGTCTCATCTGTAAGAAATGAACCTCGGCTTGCTTTTGGTTTAGTTGTTCTTCAACAGTCATTTGCTACCCCCTCGTATTCATCAATAATAGATTCTAAATCCCACTCTGTTAAATGTGAGAAGTCTTTTGCTTGGTATCTAGGATAGTCAGCCTCAAAGTAAGTAGCACCACCATTTCCGTCATTCCATATAGTGCCCTTATCAGTTTTAACCTCATACCCTAGACCCCGTCTAGTTTTAAAGTATCTTATATTTTTTATATTTAAATTCATCTCACTCATACTGCCTCCTTTCTAAATTGATGAAGTTTAACATTTAGCTTGTCGTAATAAAGTATATCGTGACCATTGATAGACCAGTTGGTCATGTCAAATACATCGGACTTGTTCTTGTCTAGTGATGTAATAGTCACAACAGATATAGGGTCAGAGTCAAATTGTAAACTCCAACTGACCCATTTAGTATTGTCATCTCTTGGTGTACCTAACATACGAACTAAGTTCTCGTATGGTTCGGTAATTTTACCCAAGAAACTAGAACCTACTGATATGATATGCATATCGTTGTGGGTTACAACATGTAGGTTATCCCATTTTCTAATTGGCATAGTGTCTCCTTAGCTAACGATTAATATACAAAGCCACAAGAGGGCTAGAGAAAATGCAATATAAGATAATAACATTTTAATAAATCCCATTCTCTGTCCCCCAATCTCCATGATCTAAAGCTTGCTCCTCAAGGTCTTGTCGTATCATCTCCTCGACATCTTCTTCTGTCACTAACAATAGAGTTCGATCCTTGAGAACATTGTGCATTATCTCCTGCAAACATTCTCCATCTGCCTCAGAGATAGCCTTACCGATCTCGGCAAGTTCTTGTTCTCTAAACATTTCTTTTTGTTTTTGAGTCATAGTCGTCTCCTTGTGTTGGCTTGGGTTAAGTCACCTAACTATGCCAACTTAATAGTTAGGCTAGTGGGATAGTGTATAGGAAACATGAAAAAACACTACCCCACTAGACTAACTATAATAATAATTAATCTAGTGAAAGTCAATTAGTCTTTCAGTTGGTCGATGTTCGAGTTGATTTCAGAAATAGCAGATTGAATATCGTTTCCAATATCACTCCTAGTATTATCTAACATACCATCAATGTCAGATACTACTTGAGTTTCAAGGTCACTTATCCTATCTTCAATTTCTGAGATTGATATGTTCATCTCTTTCACCATAGTTTCTATTCTCTCTAAAGTATCTTTTGTAGAGGTAGGGTTTTTAATAGTCATCATAGATTTACTCCTTATCTAGTGGGTTAACAATAAAAGCATTGTTTGATTTTTTAGCTGTACCTTTAGCTAACAAACCAACAACAACACCTTGTGGGTCTAGGAATCTCAAGTCGTGGACATCTCCGTCAATAACTGGATAACCAAACCAATACTCTGGTAGAAAATGTCTGAATACCACAGCCACATTTCCTCCTCGGCTAAGTATATCCTCACACTCTGGATCGTTGGTCTCTGACCTTGAGAACGTCAAGTAATAGTTCCTAGGTAGCAGCGACTTGAGAAACTTATCCATACGATGAGGGTTCTTGGTGTAATCTGTAAACTGGATTTGTGGGTGATCGTCCATGATTCCAGACCTCCAGAACTCCTCTCGGTCTGAGAATACATTCGGTCTGAATGCGTATCGTAGACCTTTTCGTTTAGCATAGAGTAGCCTTGATAATAGCTCATCGCTTAGTTGTTCTATGAACTTTACCTTATCGTTCATAAAGTACATAGTTTTATTATGTCTAGACTTCTGAACATTTGTCATTACTCCTCGTCCTTGAATGTCTAGACACAACTTTGAACAACCCTTAGTACGATAGGCACACATCTCGTAGCCACTTTTATTTGCTGGTGATAGAGAAAGACCCTCGTTAAGATAGCCAAACTCTATCGCCTTGTTTAGTTTAGTATTACCCGTTGATATTAATTGTTTTGGTATAGTGTGGGTTAACATCGTCATTGTCTCCTTAGTTTAAATCGGCTTGTATATAGTTAGTATTAACCACAACGGCTCTCGCTTTGTGGACTGGGTTGCCAACCTTATCCACAAAGGTTGAATATTTGTAAGGGTTATAGAATATCTTAGTCGTAGGGTTACCACCCATTGTGATATCTCTATCTTGCCAACTCCATAGCTTTAGGTCTGGACATCTTCCAACGACAAAAGCATGGACATTCTTTCTACCCTCTTTAAGAACTCTTAGTCTACCTTTTTCCCTAACGACAAACTTAGGTCGTTTAAGGAATATTGATTTACAATACCCGATAATCTTTCCATAGTTCTCTCGTTCTCTAGATTGAATAGACAAACAGTTCTTTTGTAAGTTTCTATAGATTGCTACTTGTTGCATTAGTTGTCTCCTTGTGTAACTGTTTTAATATTTTTAAAGCATCAGAAAGTTCATTCATGTTGCCATGAAGTGCCTCTTCTATCGCCCAATGTACAAATTTTAATTTTTCATAAGTTGAATATATTTCTTTAGTCATCTCTCATCTCCTCAATCATGGCATCAATTTCTACTGCACAGAAACCACACACCCAACCTTCAACATCATCATCATATTTAGGATATCTATTAACAAACCTACCACTACCAAAGTGACAAGGTTTATCACACTCTACACATATTTGTGAATCAAATAAGTCTTTAGTCATAGCTTTACTCCTTTCTATATTATTTCTATGGGATAAAATTCTCCACCTTTACAATAGTTATGTAGCGAAGATAATATATCATTATAGTATTTATCATCTTCATATATATCTAAATCTAAATCGTGCATAAGATTTTCAATTACATACTTATATCCGTCTTTGTCTAATTCCATATTATAAAAACCTTCATAATATTTAATATACCTTTTGACATCTGATGTTTTAATTTTTAAATATTGCTTAGTCATGATACCTCCTGTTATAAACTTCTACTTGGTCAAAATAGTCTATTAGTCGTCTAAGATGAGTATAATCATATCCATCGGCTAGCTTACTTGAAGGAATCTCATAAGGTTCTATCTCTCCTTTAGATAGTTTCTTATGATACTCACAGTTTTTGTATTTATCATTAGCTAGAATATCCTCACAATACTCTAAGTAATGTTTCTCTTCATCGTTAATCCAGTTAGATGCTAGTGCATCAAACTCTTTACGAACATTGATTAAATAAGTCATGTTGTCTCCTTGTTTATGGGTTAGTAATTTTGTCTTTGTTTAAATCTTTGACCTCGTTCCTCTCTTTCCTTGATTTTTTCCTCACTATCTGCATAGACTTGAGGGTAATTTTCTTTCAAGTACTCTTTGTATAGGTCATAGACTTTCTCTTGGTTACCTTTGAATCCTAATTCTCTCTTGATTAAGGTGTAGCTACTAGGTGCTTTAGAGGTGAGTTTCATATTGTAATCAATCTCACCTCTTAGACCAGTAAGTAGTGTAAATGCTCTAATGCATTCGATGTTTTCATATCCTGTTACAGATGTCATAAATGTCTCCTAGTTAAAAGCACACTATCCTAGAGTTAAAAAAGAAGGAAATAAAATCCTCTAGAATAGTGTGCATTGTTATAAGACTAGGTCGTCTAATATGAGTATAGTCATATCCATACAACTCCCTAGAATAGTGTATAAGTTATTATTATTAAAGGAAGAATACTGAGAAATTTTCAGTAGCCTCCCCCAATTATATCATCTCACACTCCGACCGACAAATCAACACAAATCTCCCTAGGCTCTAGGCATAACGCATGTTATTGAAATCATTGACAAAAGTATACAACAAAGTCATAGACTATGTATAATATAGGGTGGGTATCTAGGGGGCAGACCTAGTTTAGAATAGTTCTAAATTAAATGATGCGTCTCTTCTGCGTATGATACTATTGGGAACTAGTTAACATAATTAGGTTCATATAAATTAGTACAGTTTATATAGAGTTTTCGGGCCCGAAAATTGTTAACAATCGGCGGAGACCCGCAGTCAGTACGGCTTTTAGAAGAATGTTGAAATATAAATGAAATATGGTATAATGGAATTATGTTGGAAATTCATTCAACATATAATGAAAGAAGGAAACATGAAACCTATTAAAACTTTTGGTTCGATTTCAATTTGGGCTAACTATTTTAATCCATTGAAAAATGACCCAAACAATCCACCAGTCAAAGATAAAGACATTTATTTTGTCAATTTATCTAGTGATGAGAATAAAATATTTCCTAAAGTATTTAACATGGCTGACCCTAAATGTTCTTTAGGAAAAGTTTATTTAGATAAATGGGTAGCTCCGTTTAATCCGCCAAAAGATTTAATGCAGGCTATCCGCTGGTCTACCCAGTTTGCTCTAGATGGAAAAGTTACTTATGACATGATTAAAAAACCTGTTGAAAGTAAAGCAACATCACCGCAAACTAGTAATTCTGGAGACCCAGAACTCTCTAAATTAATTAGAGCGGAGATTAAAAAAGCTCTAAAAGGCGGTCTATAATGACAACATTAAAAAATCTTATAGACCCAAAACTCTCTGATTTGTTGTATTTACAAACTCAGGAAGACTGGAAAAATACTAAATTTTGGGACGGATATATTTGCCCAGTATCTAGCCAAGTTAAAGTAAAAAAGCTTGACGTTGACTAGATAAATAATTTGCCTAGAGAGATTTTTAAAAGAATTTCTCTAGGCATTTTTTTTGTGCCTCGCTCCTAGGGTCGCTCGGGTAATCGGTGGGGCTAACCGCCCCCCTTATATAAGAGACCCCCACCAAGAAAAACCCACCGTCTCAACATCTATATATATTATATCTACCATAGACAAAATGAGCAGATTTTCAAATATGGCCCCTTACTTGTAAATCTAGGGTACCCATACCCCTACCTAAAACTTTAGACTTTGTAAATATACCGATCATAAACTTCCCTTGCTCTAGGCCGGGTCTTACCGTGTAGTGTTTACCACTAGTCTGGCAAAAGAATTCTACATCTGTAAATCCTGCTTGTTTACCCATAGCCTTAAACTCAGCTGGAGTGTAATGCTTATAATGAAACTCATTGATTGGTGGTAGTTGGTGGGGTCGTACACATTCGTTCGGAGACGACACTATAAATATATCGGACTTATCCGCAGCCAGGTCGAATATATCTTGCCCCAACTCTGGTGGTATGTGTTCTATAAACTCAAATGATACGACAGCATCATAGGCGGGTCTTAACGTGCGTGGTTCCAGCTTAGTAATATCGGTAACAATGTAGTTAACCTTACCGACATCACGGCTAAAAGCTTCTTCAAATACATCATGCGCTTCTATTGATTTATCAATACAGTCAATCGAGGCGCATAATAAGTTATGCATAATCACAGAGCCATACCCAATACCACAACCAATATCTAAAATGTTTTCAGGTTTGATATCCTTTAATCTCTTGACGGCAAAGTTATATCGTTCAAGATGATCAGCTCTAATATTATTAGGGTCCATAATACGTTCTACCATTTAGTACTCCTCTTCTATTTCTTCTATGTTTTTCTTTGTTACTATTATTGGAGTCGTGTCACCAATCCAGGCACCTACAATATTAAAGTCAATATACTCTTCAGCTTCTTCGTAGGACATGTCATCTCTCGTAACCAAAACCTTTACCATCTTATCGTAATCATATACAATCATTGAATCTGTATTACATCGTTCTCCGACACCAACTATTGCATTATCAAACCCATCCCACTTCAACATTAATCAACTTTCATAATACATCCTTGTTTCCAAGAACGAGCCATAGGTATAACTTTACGTTTAAACTTTACACACCATTCACTTAAAGCTTTCCATTCTCCCTCCTCCCACTTTGGATATGGGGATATGTGGGAGGGAAGAAGATCATCAAAGCGCAATAAAGTACCACTAACAATCTGATCATTAAGTAATGTTAGAATTGTTTGAGTAGACTTATATAAATCGCAGTCGATATTGATAAATGATATATGTCCTGTATGATCTTTTTTCCAAGTGGGTATCGTATCTTCAAACCATCCTTCATGTAAGACAACATTAGGAACAACTCTTGGTAATTCACTTACCGCAAAGTGTCCCTTCTCAATAACTTTATGACCCATAAACCATTGTTCAGGTAACCCTTCAAAGCTATCAAAACCATGAAAGGTTACTTTCTTATTTAAACTGGCTAGATAATTTATAGACTTACCTTCAAACACACCGAACTCCATGTAATGTCCTTTAGGATTCTGGATGTTTTGCATACAGAACTGATACTCCATCACTCGATGGTCTAAAAGAACCATGGGTTGGTACAAAAACTCTTCGGGTCTCATAAAGTGGATCATAAACAATCACTTGCATATTGTCAATTAGTCGTTTATATTATTCCTACCAGTCGAATCCACTTAGTTATGTCCTAATTTGACTAAGTTTTAAGCTTCATTTGTCTCCTACAGCTTTGGAATCCTGGTATATGAAGAGAAGGGAGCGATGGTTGTGGGTTATTATCCTCCCTTCAAAGTTTTTAAGACTATGACTGCAAAAAAAGTACACATTCTTTACGGTAAAATGACAGAAGAAGAGTTAATTAACTTGTATAAAGTTAAAAGAGAGGCGAGAATATATGGAGGCGGCGAGGAATTAAAAGAAATACAGGTTGAATTAGAGCGCCGAAGACTAAGACGGATACAAAAAACTAACCCAGAGGAGTATAAAAAGAAAATGTTAGAAAAACCAACAGACAATAACGTAAAAATCCCTACATTTCGTGGACTCACAGCTATGCAAGAGAAATTTTGCATGGAATTTGCCGGTCATGGGGACGAAGTCAAGGCATATACAGCCGCAGGTTACCAACCAGACAAGAATGATGCACGAACGAGAGCCAAAGCTAGGGTAATTATGAAAAATGAAAAGGTTATGGAGCGAATTAAAGAGTATCAAGACGAAGCCGTAACTAAAGTTACGTGGACAAAAGAAAAAGTTCTAGAAAGACTAGCAAAAGTTTACAATGAGGCCATGCAAGACAGTGATTTTACAAATGCAAACAAATCTATGGAACATATTGCTAAACATCTAGGTATGTTTGTAGATAAAGTAGAGCAGACCGTAAAGACAACTGGCTTTGAGAGTGGTGATAAGAAGAAAGACGTGGAAAGACTGGTAAAAATTGCAGGTCTCAAAGTCGTATCGTCAAACAATGACCCTAAAAAGTAATGAATCTATAAGCGACGAGGATATTGCCAAGCTTCGTCACCTCGCATTCCAAAATGTTCGTGATAATTTCTCTGGATTTATAGAAGCCTTTGCTCCAAAGCTTGTTGCTGACTTTAAAATGGGTAAACACATAGATGTTATTAGTAAAAAACTACAACAAGTCGAAGAGGGTTCTATTAAAAGATTGATGGTGTTCTTACCACCACGTAGTTCTAAATCTTTAATCTGTTCTAAACTATTTCCTGCTTGGTATCTAGGTCGACACCCTAATCATGAGATATTGTCGGTATCACACAGTGATCAATTAGCCTCTGACTTTGGTAGAAGTGTAAGAGATGTGGTAAATGACCAAGACTATCAGTCAATATTTGAGGGAGTCAAGTTAAGATCCGATGTTAGGGCTGCGGGTAAGTGGCAGACAAATAAGAACGGTGTGTATGTGGCAGCAGGTGTACGAACCCAGATAGCTGGTCGTGGTGCACACGTGGCTTTACTTGATGACGTGATGTCAGAGGAAGATGCCTTTAGTGAAGCGGGTCGTCGTTACATTAAAGAATGGTATCCTGCTGGTTTACGAACAAGACTTATGCCGAACGGCTCTATTGTTATTATTAACACACGATATCACGAAGATGATATTTGTGGTTGGTTATTATCAAGTCAAGGTGATGGAACGGATAAAGCTTTGAACTGGGAAGTTATACGAATACCGGCATGGGTTGACGATAGTAGTAGTAAAATTCTTAACTTACCAGTCGGTGAGTCATACTTTCCTGAATGGAAACCAAAAGAGATATTAGAAAACGATGAAGCAGAGATTCGTAGACATAACGGTTCACGATACTGGGAATCTTTATATATGCAAAACCCCGTGCCAGACGAAGGTGGTATTCTTAAAAAATCGTGGTTTAGAATATGGAAAGAAGATGAACCACCGCAGTGTGATTTTGTAATACAAACTATGGATACAGCATTCTCAACAAGAACAACAGCAGATTATAGTGTAATCCAAACCTGGGGTATCTTTATTACGACCGAAACAGATAGTGAAGGAGTTGAACGAGATATTGGTAATTTAATTTTACTTGGTAATGTTCGCAGTCGATTTGAATATCCAGAGTTACGAAGTAATGCACAAGATGCATTTGATGAACACGACCCAGACATTATAATAATAGAGAAGAAAGCCAGTGGGCAATCGTTGATACAAGATTTAAGACGAGCAGGATTACCAATACTTGAATATACTCCTGATCGTGATAAAGTAGCGAGAGCCTATGCTGCCTCACCCTTGGTAGAGTCAGGTCGAGTATGGTTGCCAAATAAACTGTGGGCACAAACATTATTTGATGAAGCCGTCAGTTTTCCGAATGCGGCACATGATGACCAAGTGGATGCGATGGTAATGGCGATACACTATATGAAAGATTCTTGGCACTTGCAACATCCCCATGATCCGTATTATAGTGATAATGACAATACTTATAAAAAAAATAAGGCAACCTACTGGAAGGTATCTAATTAATTATGGCAATAGAAAAGAATCCCAATGAAATAAGTACACCAATTGACGTAGCTAAAGACAAGCTTAATACACAGTCTGAAGCTTTAGGTGTTGATATAAATATAAATGAAGAACAAGAAGAAGATTTAGCTGTCAATGTAGACCCAACAACGGGTGAAGTTGAGATGGCTTTGAATGAAGACAGTGGTAAGATGTTAGCCTCTATCAGTGAGGACTTTTATATGAACCTTGCTGACTTGATGGAAGAAGACCAACTCGAAGACATATCTACTACAGTTTTAGATAACTATCAATCAGACAAAGAATCAAGAGAAGAGTGGGAGCAAACATTTGAACGAGGTTTTGATTTACTCGGACTTAAATTAGAAGAAACAACAGAGCCATTTGATGGTGCATGTACAGCTACCCATCCGTTAATTATTGAGAATGCTGTTAAGTTTCAGTCAAAAGCATCACAAGAATTATTCCCAAGTAAAGGTCCAATTAAAACTCAGATAGTTGGTGCACAGAATCCAGAGAAAGAAAAACAAGCACAACGTGTAAAAGATTTTATGAACTATCAGCTTACCGAAGAAATGCCAGAGTATTTTGATGAGTTTGAGAAAATGTTATTTCACCTACCATTAATCGGTACGGCAGTTAAGAAAGTTTATTATGATGAAACATTAGGACGACCAATATCAGAGTTCATACCTATTGACCAGTTCCATGTATCTAATCTTGTTTCTGATCTTAGACGTGCCGATAGATACACTCACGTTATTTATCGTAGCGAAAATGATTTACGAAAAGATATGGATGCAGGTATGTATAGTGAACTTGATCTCGGTGATCCCGAACAAACAGACAGGGGATCAATCACATC